ATACATACTTACATCCTAGTCCCTTAGCCATGTACTTGACACGATTGACAATGTTCTCAATGGCTGTCGATCCAAAGTGATCAAAGAAGTACAGGCGACCAGTGCCTAGTGTCTTATCGAATGCATCCTTTCGTACTACTTCAGATACTTCAGATGTTGGTAGGTGCAGGGGTGTATCAGCAGCAAGGCTCATCATTGACAGACTAGTCTTACGCACACTCTCTTCCAAGAACATCAGGCCAATGTTGTCACTGCTGTTCTGCAACAAGTGCCAAACAATTTCTCGTAGGGTTTGGCTCTTACCCAGTCCACTACCTGCTGTGAATGTAACTAGTTCACCTGCTCTGATGCCATAGGTAATGTCGTTCAGTCCCTTCCAAGGATAGAAACAATCTGCTGCTTCCATTGGTGTAGACACTAGTTCCCACAACCCAGTGCCACTGACAATACCATCAGGCACGAATGGCTCTGCTGCCCACCATCTAGCTACGAATGCAGCTTCTTTGTTATCTGCAAGCCACTCGCATGCATCCTTGTATGAAGGGTCTGGTTTAAATATCTTGCACTTACTGCCAAACAATTCAGCAACTTCCTTCGCTGCCTTCTGTCCTGCCTCATCACCATCAAAGCACAGCACAATGTTTTCAAAGCTGTTGATGTATTCGTAGTTTGCTTTAGCATCCTTCAATGCACTACCTGCACCTGTGCGTATAGACACGACAGGGTATTTACTACCTGTCAATTGGTATGCTGCCAATGCATCGAACTCACCTTCAGTGATGGTGAGATACTTACCATTAGATGGGTACAGATGTTGTCCAAACAAAGTACCCTTGCTCCATCCACCTACAGTGGTGAACTTCTTATCCTTCACTTCTCTACGCTTAGCTGCTACCAGTTGGGAGTTGCTGTCGTAATAGGGGAAGTAGTAGAAACCCTCATGGCGTACAACACCATAGCGTTCCATTGTGGTTTTGTTAATGCGTCTGTCTGAGACACTCACACTAACGCCTTCGTTGTAGCTTTTAATAAAGCTACTGGTGTCCTTGGTATCACTGTCTACATCAATCACTTCTAGTCTTTCATTGTTGGTTGATGGGATGTATGTATCACATACAAAACATTTGGTGGACATGTCTTCGTTCAGTGATAAACCATCACTGCTTCCGCATGTCTCACAAGGTAGGTGGGTTTTTAGAAATGCCATAGCCCTTGTAAGTTATTTTGTTGGTCTTTAATACTTGTTCGTATCCGTTAAACAGCTTAGTCATTCTAGCATCGTGTAGGCTGTGTAGTCCAATTAATAAATTGGCAAGCTCGTCTTCATCAGGTTGCTTCTCTCTGTCCATTAACACCCACAAGATGGAGTCAATGTCTTCCTTGGTTATCCAAGCTGCCATGATGAGGTCTTCTAATTCATGTAGTTTCATTTTCTTTTTCTCCTATTGTTATGAATGCTCCTATCCAAACCATTCCAAAGACAATACAGATAGGCCAATATAGCCACGGAGGTAAGAACTCTATTGCAGCAGATATCACAAAAGGAACTGTGACTATCAACCAAGTTGCGGTTTTTTTAATTTTACTCATTTCGCTGCCTCCATATACAAGCCCACATTACCCAGTGCATAACCAACAAAGGCTATGCCTAGCCCAGTGTTACCCTTGAACAGCAGATCAACAGCCACCACTGCATAGACAACACCAACAATTGCAATCAGCCAAGCACTCATACATCCACCTTGAATTCTTTTAACACTCGCACAAGGGAGTTAATAAGTTCCCAGTCTTGATCTTCAGCATCATGCTTCAGTTCATATTTAAGTAACCACTCAAGCTGTTGAACAACAACAGCCTCTTGTTCCATTTGATTTAGTTCCATATCAGTCCCATAAACTTTGATAGTATTTTCCAAACAACCTGAAAGCATTTTTCATCCTTGCATCGTGTGCCTTGATGCCTTCAAAGTCAACCTTAATCTTACCAATCTGTTCTTCCAATGGTGCTTTACTATCCACTTCGCTGTGGTCATAAAACTTATCTGTTGATTTATCATCAACAAGTTCACCAAAAGCCCAGATCATTTCATCCATCACCCAGTCCCATCGCTTGAACCAATATTCATCAGTGTCCCATTCATTCTCTTTAGGTGGTGCTGATGTACTCTGTAACTCCTCAGGTACATCCTCATCATCTACATGTGGACCACCATGCTTCGTTGCATGAAGCTGCTTAAGCATAGGCAAGATGAGTAATGACAGAGTATGATCCATTGACCAAGTGTCGTACTTGTCAATCTTCACATACACCATACGCTTATTCTTCTCATGCATCCACTGAAGGAAGTTGCCTAGCCATGTATTGCTAAGCCACTCACCCCACTGCTCTGCCTTAGCTTTGCTAACACCTAGCTTTGTTGTTAGCTCAGCCAGTTGGTATGGTCCAAACCAGTTGGGATACTTCCCTATAAACACTTTCATACCAGTCCCCTATTCAAATAGTTAATTGCTTTGTTCAAAATATTAGTGCTATCGTTAGCTTTACCTAACAAGTTATTACAGTTCATACATAGAAGACCTCTAACTTTATTTGTAGTGTGACAGTGATCAATGTGTAAAGCTGTTTCAACAGAGGCTGATGGCCCTCTCTTAACATCTTCTTCATGTGTCTCACAAATAGCACATCTAAAGTTTTGTTCTTCTCTCATCCTATCGTAGTCACTTATTGTTAATTTATATGTCAAAAGAAGTTGCTCTCTTCTTTGTTTATATTTAACAGGACTATCTCTTCTTTTTTGTAGAGTCTTTTCTCTGTGTTTTAAATAACTTTGTTTCTTCTGCTGCTTAATATGTTCTTTATTATTCTCACGAAATAACTTCTTAGATTTTTTAGTGCATGAAATACAGCACCATCTAAGTCCGTCCTTCCGTGAGGAATCTTTATAAAATAAAGAACTATCTAGCAGTTGTTTACACTTCTTACACTCTTTCATTACCTTCTCCTAAGTACTCCTAACGATGTAGGTGTACTCAGTTATAGTTTAAGTCTTTCGTATAGTCAAGTGTTCCCCTCATTTCCTGTGCTATTGTTGCACTGCGTAGGGTATTCTTAATATAAGGTGTCAGACTTTGTGGTGTTGAGTGCCCAGATATAGCCATGATATTAGGCAAAGGAATGGCAGCTTCTACCATCTCTGTGATGGCTGTCCTTCGCAAGTCCTGCAACACTAGGTCACTAGGTATGTTTGCATCAGCCATGATTTGCTTAGCCACCCTCGATAGATTGAACAAGCTGTAAGGTAGTAAGCCACCCTTCCTATCAGGAACATTGGATGGTGCAATGTATTGCTGCCAACCAAACTCAGCATGCTGTTGTCTCAGCATTGTTAGCAAGCCTTGGCTTGTTGGAATAGTCACCCTAGACCTACGCTTGCTTTGTTCCAAGTGCAACACACCCTTCTCTAGATCTACCTGATCCCATCGTAGCTTACGCATGTCACCCATACGCTGTCCATATTCATAACCCATCTGCACAATGAGTCCTACATTCCTCCACTTGAATGTGGAGTAGGCAGTGTTCATGAAGGCTCTAACATCTTCCCTAGTCCATACAGTTCTGCGAGGTTTGTCTGCCCTTCGTAGCACCTTGCTGAATGGATTGTGTGTGATGTAGCCATGACGGATAGCGAAGTTGAATAGCAATCGATACACTGCCAAGGTATGGTTAGCTAGGCTAACACTATGCTCAGCATGTGTCTCGTATATCTTCTGACAATGAGGTGTGACTAAGCTACCAAGCTTGCATTGATACAGAGGAATGCCGTTAGCTTTGCTATCTTTCCATCCCTGTAGGTAATAGATGTAGTCATGCTGTGCTTTAGCACTGAGCTTTGTATAAGTGATGTTGTTCTTATACGCCTTGACTAGGTCAACCACCTTCGTATCTTCTGAGATGTGCTTGAGGTAACGAAGTTCCTTACGCCAGTTGTCTAGCTTAGCGTTCAGTTCTTCGGCTAAGGCAAAGGCTTTGTCCTTGTCAGTGCCAAGCACTGTGCGTTGAACAACACCCGCATCCACCGCATCCTGAGGTGGGTTGTATCGCCACTTGGTTATGCCTTCGGCTGCCTTAGCCAGTGTTACATAGCGAGGCAGGGTCATACTTGTCCCCTTGCTCGGATGGCTTTAAAAACACGCTTTGTCAATTCCCTATCTGATCCAAGCAATACAATGGAAATATCATTCCAACACGCCTCACGCTCATGCTGTGCTACTAGCTTGGCAAATATTTCAAGGTGAAATAAGGCAGAAGGGTGAAAGGGTTTTCCATTGTTGATTCCATATGCCTTATTAGCCAACTTAATAATTTCATCTTGTGTCATACACTCCCCTTCATCTGTGCCTCAGTCTTACAAGACTCTCCTAGTTTGTACCAGTAAGAGCCAGTCCATTTGTATACAACTTCCTCATGGCATCTAAACTTAGTAGACACTTGGTAAGTTTCTTGTGCATGTGTGTAGCCTACTTGGTAGGCAGTAACACCAACAAGTATGCAAGCCGCTACGCCAATTAAATACTCCGGTGTGTAATGTGGTGTCATACTTCCCTCGCCTTCATCATCAAGTCAGCCAACTTATATGCCCTCGAAGGAATCTCTTCATCCTTAAGAACCCAATTGCTACCAAGCATAGCTTGCATAACCTTAGCTGCGAAGTAGTCACGCAAGGTCATGCCAT